CCCGGAGGACGTCGAGCGACTCCGCGGACCCCAGCATCACGTCGCCTGGTGCGAAGAGTTCGCCGCCTGGCGACAGATCCAGCCCTGCTGGGACATGATGCGGTTGGGTCTGCGCCTCGGCGATCGTCCTCGAGCGGTGATCACGACGACGCCGAAGCCGCGGCCCAAGCTGCTCGAGCTGCTCAAAGATTCGCGCACCGTCCTGACCACGGCGCATACCGACGACAACCCGCATCTGCACCCTGACGTACGCGCCGAGCTGTACAGCCAGTACGGCGGTACCCGGCTCGGCCGCCAGGAGCTCGCCGCGGAGGTACTGACCGATGTCCCTGGCGCGCTCTGGACCCGTGACCGCCTGGAGGCGAACCGAGTTCGTGAATCTCCCGCCATGCTGCGTATCGTCGTGGCGATCGATCCAAGCGGCGGCAGTACGGAGGGACACGCTGAGGTCGGTATCGTGGCCGCCGGGAAAGGCGTGGACGCGCACGGTTACGTTTTGCGGGACGTGTCAGAGCGTCTTGCACCTGAGCGTTGGGCGCGACGTGCCGTCCAGCTTTACCACGAGCTGAAGGCCGACCGGATCATCGCCGAGGCGAACTTCGGCGGCCAGATGGTCGAGTCCACGATCAAGACGATCGACCCGAATGTCCCCGTCAAACTCGTCACGGCCAGCCGCGGCAAACGGCTCAGGGCGGAACCGGTGTCAGCGCTTGACGAGCAAGGCAGAATTCACCACGTAGGCGCGTTTCCGATGCTCGAGGATCAGCTCTGCAACTGGGTGCCAGACTCGGGCGATCCGTCACCAGACCGACTCGATGCGCGCGTCTGGGCCATCACCGAGCTCATGCTCGGGAATGCGGAGGTCAAGTTCATCTGATGCCCGATTGGTGGCGCCACCCAACCCGCAAGACCCCGCCGCAGCCGCAGCAATCGGCATCGCCGCCGGTCGTCGAACAGAAGCTGTACCTCTACCCGGATTATCTGAACCCCACGCTGGCCACCGACCCCGACATCTACGCCGCGATCCGCATGGGCACGCTCGTCCACGGCCCTGGTGCCAGCGACCTGATCTACCGGGCGTGGCACAACGAGGACCTGAACTCCGCGGTCTACGCCTGCCTGACGGCGATTTGCACGGCGTACCCGGAGGCGCCGGCCAAGGTCTACCTCGAGACCAACCCCGGCGAACGCGACGAGCAACCCGACCATCCGCTCAAGCAGCTCCTGGACAACCCGAACCCGTTCCTGACCCGCGAGCAGGTGCTGCACTACACACAGTGGTGCAAACACATCGGGGGAAACGCCTACTGGCGCAAGATCCGCTCGGGTGGTAGTGGCAGTGGCTCGAACGTGGTTGCCTTGTGGCCCATCTCGCCGACCCGCCTGCAGCCGGTGACCACGAAAGAGGACGCGGCTCGAGGCATCTTCATCTCGTACTACGCCTACACGTTCGACCCGGCCCAGGATGCCGAACGCATCCCACCCGAGGACATCATCCACTTCCGCCTCGGCATCGACGACAAGGACCACCGTGTCGGCAGCTCCCCGCTCGCTCGCCTGGTCAGGGAAGTAGCCGGCGACGACGAGGCGCACAAGTGGCAGACGTCCATGCTCGAGAACGGCGGCACGGTCGGCATGCTCATCCAGGTGCCGATCGACGCGAACATCACTCAGGAACAGGCCGAGGAGATGAAGGCCCGTTTCGAGGACCGGTTCGGTGGCAATAACCGCGGGCGCACGGGCGTGCTGATGGGTGGCGCGAGTGCCACGCCATACGGCTTCAGCCCCGAGCAGATGGACATGAAAGCGCTGCACCGCATTCCCGAGGAGCGCATCGCCGCGGTGCTCCGCGTGCCGGCCATCATTGCGGGCCTGGGTGCCGGCTTGGACCGCAGCACCTACGCCAATTTCAAAGAAGCCCGTGAGATGTTCGCCGAGATGACGCTCATGCCGCTCTACATGTTCGACCAGGCGACGCTGAACATGCAGCTCACGCCCGAGTTCACGAGCGATAAGCGGGTCAAGATCGCGTTCGATCTGACGGACTTGCGCGCCTTCCAAGAAGACGAGGACGCGAAGTGGCAGCGCCTCGACCAGGCGGTACGCACGGGCTGGGTGCGCAAGAACGAGGCGCGCACCGACGTCGGCCTGCCGCCGGACATGGACGACACGGTGCTACCGGTGCCGGCCAATCCGTTCGGCCAACCCGGCCAGCCGCAGCAGGACCAGCAGCGCCAGCCGACGCCGGTCGATGCGGGCAAGAAAGCGCTGTCGCCGATGCTGCCGAACGTGCTGCAGGCCCTGGTCGACATGGGCGTGCCTGGATTGCAGGACGACCTCGAGGAGTACTTCGATGGACAGCGCGTGCGCGTGAAGTCCGCGCTCGTGAGCAATGGCTGAGCTCGGCGACATCTACGACTCCGAGGCCGAGATGCGACGGCTCTACGACATCCTGGCGCCGCGCTACGTGGCCATGCTGCTCGCCGTCCACAACAGCCTGCAGCGGCAATTCCCGAACATCAACATCTTGCGCTACCGGGTGACCGATGCCGACGTGGCCGCCCTGCTCACCGAAGCCGCCCAGCAGGTCGTACGCATCGACGAGACCACGCGTCAGGCGATCCGCGACCAGCTTGTCGTCGGACAGGCTAACGGGTTCAGCAACTGGGAGATTGCCAACGGCCGCGCCGACGCCGGCTACCCCGGTATCCAGGGTGTGTACATGGAAACCTGGAAGGGTCGCCCCGAGATGATTGCCCGCACCGAGCTGCAGCACGCGCAGAACGAGTCGAGCATGAACCGCTACCAGGCCGCCAACGTCGAGCATGTCCGGATCGTCGATGGCGACGAGTGGGATCGGCCGTGCGCCGACCGCGACGGCACGATCGTGCCAATCACCGACCGGCCGCAGCTCAACCACCCGAACTGCACGATGGTCCTCGTGCCGATCGTGTCGGAGGAGGTGGCCTGATGCCAGGCAAAAAAATGGCGTCGATCAAAAGGCCCAAGGTCTACGAAGCGCTCAAACGTAAGGGCTACTCCAAGTCCAAAGCCGCCCGAATCTCCAACGCCCAGGCCAGCCACGGCCGAAGCCGACGCCGGCGTTGAACGGGCCGCGGGTCCTGGCACTGACGGGCGACGAGTCGGGCCCGACCCTATGGCGCGTGTGGCAGCCCTATACCGAGCTGCAGCGGCGTGGGTACGGCGCCTGGTTCCGCCACAAAGATGACCCCGACATGGATGCACCCGAGTGGCCCTACCTGGCGGCCACACGGCTCGAGGCGATCGTCATTCCTCGGTTCTTCTGGCGCGAGCATGTCACCTCGCGCCGCTGGGTGAACACCCTGCACAAGGCCGGGCTGGCCGTCATTTACGACCTGGATGATGACACGCTCACGCCGCAGATCGGAGCGCGTCAACATGCCACGACTGAGAAAGACAAACCCCTCGCCGAGCTTGAGCAAGACCGTCGAGACCGGATCGCCGCCCTCCGACTCTGCGACGGCGTCACCACCAGTAATCCAGACCTTCGGGCTGTCATCCACCAGTACGTGGATGTTCCAGTGCTCGAGGTGCCGAACCGTATTGACGCTGCGTGGTTCCGGCGGGCCGTGCACGGGGTGCGGCGCGTTGTGGACCCGCTCACCATAGGCTGGGCTGGAGGAGCACGCTATGACGAGGACCTCGAGCCGCTGGCCGCAGCCTGGCACAACGTCGCAAAACGCTATCCCGCGCTCAAGTTCGTGGTCCAGGGCCATCTGGCGCCTGTGCTCGTGCAAGCAGTGCCAGCGGATCAGATCGTCTGTTTACCCTGGATGTCTGTGGCCGAGTATCCGCGCGGCCTCCGGAATATCGACATCGGCTGCGCCAGTGTCGCGCCCAATCACTTCAACCGCTGCAAGACGCCGATAAAACTGTTCGAGTTCACGCTGGCCGGCGCGGTCTCGGTGGTCTCACCCACGCTCTACGGCTCAGTGGTGCAGCCTGGGGTAGATGCGTTGATCGCCGAGACCGCGGCCGAATGGGAGGCCGCCCTGGTGCGCCTGGTTGACGATGCCGACCTGCGCAAACGACTCTGGCGCGCCCAACGCAAGCGCGTCGCGACCGAGCATTCCCTGGCAAATCACGTCCTCGATTGGCCCAGAGCGTGGACAGAGATCCTCGAGCACTTCCGAACAAGGCAATCGCGGTTAGCGTTGGCGGGCTAATGCAGCTCGTCTACTGCCAGTACTGTCGGAATCCTATTGCCAAAGTCGCACCTGGCTCGCGCGTCGAGATCAAGTGCCACCGCTGCGGGATCAAGACCTACGTCGAGGTCAAGTAGGTGCCTCCGGTCAACGACAGTTTCGCCTCGGCGACGACACTGACGGATTCCGACTTGCCGTATCACGTGACGTATGTCACGGTCGATGCGACCGTCGAGGCGGGCGAGCCGACGACGCTCCAGGTGCCGACCATCGCCGGGCCGGTCACGCTGTACACACTGACGCGTACGGTCTGGTACAGCTACACGCCGGCGTCTGACGGGTTGGTGTGTATCAGCACGAGCGGTTCGAGCTTCCCCGCGGCCGTCGTGGTCTACACGGGCTCGAGCCTCGGTGCGCTTACTCGCGTCGCGGCCAGCGCGCGCTATGGTGGCACGTCGCGCGGCGCGCTCCGTCTCGACCTGGTCGGTGGCACAACGTACAAAATCCAGATTGGTCGTACGGGTGCTGCGGCCACGACCTCGCTCGAGTTCTGGCTGAGCCGCATGCCGTCGGCGCAGGTCCGCGGCACGCTGGACGCGCCATCGGAAGGCGAGACGATCTACGTGCCGACGGACATGAGTGGCTCATTCCACGTCGCGGGCACGATGCGTATCGACGACAACTACGCGGTCGGCGTGTCCGTGCCATATCAGGCTACGACTGTCGCTGGCGCTGCGCTTGGCTGGACGCCATCGGGGCAGGCGCTGATGCCGACTGGTGGTGCCCATCACGTCTCATTCCCCGATGTCTGGTTATGGGAATTCGATATGCACGACGTTCGGCTGGTCCCCCGTACTGGGGTACTCGGGTTCACCGGATCGGACGGGATAGGTCCAGCACCGTGGTATTCCTACCTCTTCGCGGTCGACGTGCTGTTTAGCTCATTACCCTGGCCAAGCGACGAAAGCACCGGCTCGCCGATGGCGTCGTTCAACGCGAAGATCGGTATCGCGCCCTACGTCTTCGCCCTGAGCCCCACGAACGGTCAAGCCAGCGGTGTGTTGACGAGTTCCGATTGGTTTCTCATGGACATGCTGACGGTCTGGCGCACCGTCACGTTCGTCATCGGCACGCCGCCCGCGGTGCCGGCACGCCTGGCAACCATCGTGGGCTGAGGAAAGCGTCTATACTGGCGCACAATTGCACACAGGGCCACTTGCTAGGCCCGGCCACCAGTCCCGGACACAGGGACGACTTGGGAGGTCGGGCGTGCTCTACAAGTCGGTCGGATTCGAGCTCGAGGAGTTGAAGAGCCGCGGGGACGACGGCTGGTCGTTCACCGGCTACGCCTCGACCTTCGGCAACGTTGACGAGGGCGGCGACGTCGTCCTCC